TGGAACCCGGTGAAAAGCGCCGTGCCGAGGCCAGCGGTGCTGCCAACGCTCGCCGTGAAAGCGGCCTGCTTTCCAGACGTGGTGAGATTGCCAAGCCCAGCGGTGAACGTGTCGCTGACGGAGACGGTCGGTGTCGCACCAGTCAGATTGGCGGAGCCGACACCGCCAGTCAGCCCGACGCTGAGCAGCACGCTTGCCGCCAGGGCGGTGATGGTCAGCGTGCCCACACCGGCGGTAAACCCAGTCGCGAACGATGCCTGTTTGCCGGATATGCTCAGCGTGCCGAGCCCGGCGGTTGCGGCGACAGTCGCGGCGAAACTGGCCAACTTGCCTGATGTCGTCAGCGTGCCTACGCCCGCCGTGAGGCTCACGCCGGAGCCCGTCGAGAAGGAGGGTTGCTGGCCGGCGATCGTGAGCGTGCCGAGGCCCGTCGTGGCAGCAACGGTCGCCGTTACGTTGGCTTGTTTCCCAGATGTCGTCAGTATGCCGAGACCGGCGATGCCGCCAGCGGTAGCTGCGAAGGCGCCCTGCAGGCCCGAGGTCGCGAGCGTGCCGAGCCCGGCGGTCAGCGAAACAGTAGTCGCGTTGGAAAACGCGGGCTGCTTACCAGATGTCGCGAGTGTTCCCAGGCCGGCCGTTGCGCCCGCGCCGAGCGACAGCGTCGCCTGTTGTCCGGAAGTCGCGAGCGTGCCGAGCCCAGCGGTCAGCGAAGCATTGATCGTCAGCGCGGCCAGCTTGCCGGAGGTCGTGAGCGAGCCGACCCCGGCTGTCAGCGAAACACTGGTCGCGTTAGAAAACGCAGCCTGTTTTCCGGACGTCGCGAGCGTGCCCAGGCCCGCCGTGAACGAAGCGCCGAGAGCCAGCGTCGGCAGCTTGCCGGAGGTCGTCAGCGTGCCCAGGCCCGCCGTCAGACTGACGCCAGTGCCGCTGGCTGGGACCAGCGCGTCCATCACCGACGCGTATTGGTCTCCGGACCCAGTGCCGATCGCGACGGTCGCGTTGGTCTGCGCAGTCGCAAACGTCCGATCTTCAGTCAGCAAAAATGAGTTCGCGACGCCGGTGCAGATTCCGGTCCAGTTGGTTCCGGCAGTCGGGGCGCCGGTAACGCCAAACCCCATCCCAGCGATGACAAATGTGCTGGCGGCCGTTGTCGAGAATGTCGGAGTGCCGGTGGTGCCTTTAAACGGAAGTCCCGCGTTGGTGTCGAACGGCGCCGAGAAATTCGCGCCGGAGATTGCGAATACCGACACCGAAGTGAAGCTAGTCGCGGTGGTGAAGTGGACCGTAACCGTATCGTTGGTGAGGGCGTTGGGCGCTTTCGCGAACCATTCCTCGACGATGTCAGTGGCGGTGTCTTTAGATCCTCCCCGTCTTGTCCAGGTCAAGCCGGCGGTATCAGTGATGCTTGCTGCCTGAGTATCGCCGCCGTTCAGCGTCGCCTGGACGTAGGCGATAAGGATATCATTAGCGGAAGTCGTCGTCAGGGAAACCGCGATCGTCGAGCCGCCGCTTGGCTGGGCGCCGGTAGCCGAACCGTCGATCGCGCAGGCCACGTTGCGTTTCCGCTTAGGTCAGCGTGAACCAGCTGCCGCCGCTAGTGCTGGGCATGCTGGGGACCCGAACGCCGCGCGAGATCGACCGAACCTTGACAACGTCACGGGCAATCGGCCTTTGAAAGGCGAATTCATAACCCGCTGCGAACGGCTGGTAGCCGGTCACGGTGACGGCGCCGGGCCCAACGGTTAGCGTGTCTGTGTTTAAGAATTTCGCCGCGAAGCCGGTGATTCGAAGCGAAGCCGGGGCGCCAGGCGAAACCGCGAATGAAGCGGCGAAGGTTGCCGGGGCGCTGCTGCCGGTCAGCACCGAACCGAGCCCGGCGTTGAAGATGGAAGGGAGGGAGAAGGTCGGCGTGTAACCGACAAAGGTGGCCGCGCCAGTGCCAGGCGTTGCGCCCGTGCTGACCGACAGCGTCGCCTGCTTACCAGAAAGCGTCGCGGCACCGACCCCGGCAGTAGCCGAAACGTCGGTGACGTTGGAGAACGCGGCCTGGAACCCGGCAAAAACCGCAACGCCAGTGCCAGCCGTTTCATTCCAGCCAAACGAGAGCGTCGGCTGGTTACCGGATGCCGCCAGGGCGCCGAGCCCGGCAATGAACGCGTCGTCGGCAGAGACGCTCGCCGTGGCACCGGTCAGATGCGCGGACCCGACCCCGGCGCTCAGCCCGACGCCGAGCAGAACGCTCGCCGCCAGGGCGGTGACGGTTAGCGCGCCCGGCCCCGCAATCCAGCCGCTCGCGAACGACGCCTGTTGCCCGGATGCCGTGAGGCTGCCGACCCCAGCGGTTGCGGCGACTGTCGTGGCGAAGCTGGGCAGATTGCCGGAGATCGCAAGCGTGCCCAGGCCAGCGGTGAAACTCACACCGATGTCTGCCTGGACGGAGGCCTGCTGCCCCGACGTCGTCAGCGCGCCGAGGCCGGCCGTCAACGAAGCATTGGCCGCCAATGCGGTCTGGTGGCCGGAGGTCGCGAGCGTGCCAAGCCCGGCGCTGCCGCCAGCGGTCGCGGCGAAGCTGGCCAGCTGTCCCGAGATCGCGGCGATGCCCAGGCCGGCCGTGACAGCAACGGTCGCCGTGAAAGCGGCCTGCTGGCCGGAGGTCGTCAGTGTGCCCAGGCCGCCCGTGGCACTAATGGGCGCGGTGAAACCGGCCTGCTGCCCAGAGGTCGCGAGCGCACCCCCGCCAGCGGTCAAACCCGCTGATGTCGCCAGCGTCGGCGCAAAACTGGCGAGGATCGCGGTGCCGAGGCCCGCCCTCAGACTGACGCTACCACCCGCCGTGTTGACAACGAAGAACGAGCGCGGGCGGGGCGGCCGTTGCACCGGAGCATGGTCAGTGAAAGCGACAGGGTATGCCGTCGTGCCCAAGTCTTGCAGGCCGACGCCGTTATTGTTGCTGTAGTCCTTCAGATCGCCGCGCAGCGGATAATAGGCTTCGAGCTTGCCGCGCGGCCCGATGTTCAGCGGCGACGCGCCCTGCGCCAATAGCTGTAGGTCAGGCACCTGAAGATCGGTCGACCAGAACGCGGCCTCGGCCAGACTGACGGCTGATGTCGCGAGGTCGAACGTTAACGGCGGGGCGGAGCCGACGGTGAAATGGGTGTAGGTGGAAGGAGCGACGGTCCCCGTGCCCGTCGTAATCACGTTAGGAGAAAATTGCCCGGAATCCTGTATGTAAGCGGAACGCGTACTCAGGTCGGTATAGATGACCGCGCCAAAAACCCAAGTATTGAGGGCAATGATATTGCCCGTGGTCGTGCTGCCTGTGCCCCAATAGTTGAAGATGAATTGCTCGGAACCAAAACCGCCGCTGTCGAATTCATCGCAGGCAATCGCCTCCTGATTCGACGACGAGTTCCAGAACAGCAGGGTGGCAGCGGCCGGCCCACCGATATTTACCACCGCAGAGTGATAGAACGACGCTGCGGTCGACATGCGCAACCAGCCGGTGATCGTGAACGGGCGGTTCGCAGATGCCCACGGAAGTGGCGCGCCGAGGCTCTGAGTGGAGCTGTTTCCGCCGATGAGGGCCATGCGACCTACAACGAATTAACGACCATCGATTGAGCCGAAACGGTGACCGATTGCCCGGTGTTGCCGGTGAACTGGATGCGGGCGAAGATCACCGACGGGGGCAGGTCGAAAGCCAGATTGTATTGGGTAGAGGCCACCGTTCCCGCAGTCTGCTGTTGATAGAAGGCCCAGTTGAGGTTGTCCGGACTGACCTGACAGATCGCCGCACATGCCGTCGTTGGCGCGGTGGTCCCGTTGATAATTTGGCAGGTGATCGTGGCGCCATCGGCGGTTTGCAGATTGACCCCTACCGTGTTGGTCGTGGAGGCGGCCGTGTTCGCCGTCGCGGTTAGGAAGGCTTGGTTGCCGGATTTGCTCGCGGCCATGGTCGGCTCCTATTAGGTCAGGGTGAACCAACCGGAGCCGCTCGGCGTGACGGTGAACGCGCCGCTGGTGCTGGACACGGAGCCCGAAGAACCGACCAAATCGACAAAGCCGATCAGCGGATCCGTACTGGTCGCCGTGCCCGCCGTCGCCCGCCTGATGAGGACAAAATACCGGGCCGTGATCGTGCTGGCGGACCACGTAACCGCCCCTGAAGAGAACGTCACCGTGCCGCTCGCCTGCGCCAGGGTGGTGCTGGTGAGCACCAGGCCGCCCGCCGTATAGCCGGTCCCGGTCGCCTCGTTGGTCGACACGTTCGCATAGGTCGTATCAGTGGTGACCGCCGGGGCGTAGGTGTTCGTCGCGAGGACGGCGAAAATATTGGCGTTGCTGGCGCTCAGATTCAGCGCGGCCTGGGCCAAGAGCAGTTTTGCGTTGTTGTACAGCGTGAAGTTGCCGACAGCCATCGGGGATTCCTCCTAAGAATGTTTTGAAAAAGCGGTCGGATTTATTCGACCGGCGGATGCCTACGCATACTCACGAATGATGATTAACCCGGCGGCACCACCTCCGCCCGCAGCAGCAGTGCTGCCGCCTTGCAGGCACCCACCCGATCCGCCCGCGCCGAAGTTCGTTGCGCTGGTGCCGCCCGATGTGAAGCTGACGTAGGGCGCGCCGTCGCCATAAGGTGAAGCGCCGCCCTTACCACTGACGGGGACGGCGGCGTAGAAGCCGGCTTGTCCGGCGTAGCCAACCGCATTCAGATCGCCGCTTGAACATGTTCCGCCAGCACCTGTTCCATTCAGGCTGTTAGTGCCTGACGAAGATGCGTTGCCAAGCGAGCCGCCAAAGCCGCCTGTCGCGGTTATAAAGGTGCTAAATGAAGTGCCTCCTCCGGCGCCACCAGCTCCGCCGATGTTAGGCGTGCCACCAGCACCGACCGTGTAGCTCACGCCGCTGAAACCCGACGTAATCCTCCTCCGGCCCCACCCGCCGCCGCCGCCGCCAGCGCCCGCCGAGACATTGCCGGAGCCAGGCACTACCGCGCCGCCTCCCGCGCCGCCGCCGCCGACAAGTTCGACCTCGATGGTCGAGATGGAACCGGATGTTGGGGTATAAGTAAAAGTGCCGACCGTCGAGAAATACCGGACGGCGATGAGGCGGCCAGGCGCTGCACCGGGGCTCGTCGCCACCGCAGGGATCGCCTGAAGCAATTGACCCCAATTCGTGTCATCTGGCGTCAGGCCGGCGGCGGTGATCACGTTCAGGATTTCGTCCTGCAACATGTTCCAGGCGTAGGCTGGGAAAATCGTTGGCGGGGTGACGCCGGGATTGCCACTCGTCGCATATTGCGGCGTGCCGGACGCAGGAGCGATGTCGCGGTTCCCGAATGGGACCGAGTTGGTGGCTTTCAGACGATTCATATTATTACCATTCCAGAATCACGATGCCTTGGGCGCCAGGGCCGCCGTTCCCGCTGGGCACGATGCCGTCTGAATAGCCGCCGCCGCCGCCCGATCCGAAAGCTTGCCCGTTTGTGCCAGTAGAAGAACCAGACCGACCGCCGCCGCCAAACATGGACGCACCGCCGCTGCCGTCCTTTATTGTTGTGCCGTTCTGCCCATCGCACCCGTCGCCGCCGTTCAAATTGATCTGTCCTCCGCTGCCGACGCCGCCTACCCCTCCGGCGGCGGATAAGCCGTTTACCGTGCCGCCATGCCCGCCTGTGGCGATCAACCCACCGAAGGATGAAGCATTCCCGCTCCCGCCGTTCGGGACGCCGCCTGTGCCGACTGTCACCGTAATTACCTGAGCGGGGGTCACGGATAATATCCCGATTGCGGCACCGCCTGCGCCGCCCCCGGCACCGCTCATCACGGCTACCGTGGTGTTGCTTGAATAGCCGGTGCCTGCGCCGCCGCCCCCGACAACCGTCGCCCTTACCTTCGTCACTCCGGCCGGGACGGTCCATGTCGTGCTGCCGCCGATGGTGAGAATATTCTGACCCTTGAATAGCGTTCTCAACGCCGCCAGCAGTTGAGCCCAGTTCGAATCGTCTGGCGTCAGACCGGCGGCGAGAATCACATTCATGATCTCGTCCTGCATCATGTTGAACATGTATGCGGGCCAAATCGTCGACGGTAGGCCGCCGGGAGTGCCATTGGTTGCCCATTGCGGCGTGCCGCTTCCGGGCGCGACATCGCGGTTCGCGAATGGGACAGAATTGGTGGCCTTCAGCCGATTCATCAGACGTCCCCTAGCTGAAAGAGAAAATCAGGGTGGTGTGCGCCGGGGCGATCTTGGTCAGTTCGCATATCAGAACGTTATTGCCGAAGGTCTCGAACGGCTGACCGAACGCATCATGGCCAAACAGAAAATGCTGAATGGTGATGCTTGCCGCGTTGACCTGCCACGTGAACGACCATGGCAAACCCGCCAACGGCAAACCGAACGGCATCCCAAAAGTGAAAGCTGTGAACTGTGTAATTGTGATCGTGTAACCGAGCGCGGCGGCGACCGAGATGAAATAGGGCACCGACTGCCCGCCACGCCCGACGAGTTTGGCCACGACGGCGCGTTGACGCTGTTGGATCGTCGCTCCGAGCGGGGTGCAGGAATCGGGCAGGCCGAGCGAGGCTTCCCATTCGGGCAGCAATTCCACAGTCGACGACGGAAAGGCGTCGGTGACCAAATTGTTCGCGCGCGCGTTGACGTAGCTGAAGGGTTCCGCCAGGGCGGCGAGCGATTGCTGCAACACCGAATCCGCGTCGGTCGGCCACGCATCGCCGGTCGGTTGCAGCTTGGTCAGGAGCGCCGCGAAATCGGTGGATTGGAGATTGTAAAGCGGCATCAGGCGGAGAACGCGATGGTGCCGACGGTCGGCAGAAAGCCAGCCCCGATCACGAACGGCAAGGTTGGCGAGATCAGCGTGAAGGTCGTGACGCCCGCGACACTGGCAATCGCGTTATTCCAACTCGACGAATAGATCGTCATGCCGCGCGGATCACCGAGCGCCACCATGACGCCAGCGAGCGCCGCCGTGATTTCGGCTTGGATGGTTGCGGTATTAGCGGAACCCAAATTTTGGATGTTGAAGTTGACAGGCCAACGCCCCGGAGCGACAGCCCAAACCACCGCGGTGACCGGCTGCAACGGGATCAACGCATTCGCCACGGTGAGCAAATCGCCGGTCGCAATCGTCGTCGCGCGCGGATTGGAATTGTTGTCGAGCGGCGAAATGCCAGTTGTGCCCGACGGGAAGCCGTTGTTGCCCGCCTCCGACACGTCGAGCATGACATAGACTCCGACCGTGCCCGGTCCCTTGTAATCGCCCTGGGTCCAGGCGCGGGTGATGCCGGGCACCGCCAATGCCCAAATGACGTAATCGGAAGACGCGCCGCCCTGGGGCGGGGCCGCGTAGCGCTGCAAATATCGCGTCTTGAACGCATCGATCGTCTCGATGTCGCTGCCTGGGGTCAGCGCAGAGGAAACGACCCCGGTCGGATTGATGCCCGCGATCGGATTGGCGAGGGTCAGCGTCGCGCCGTTGGCGATGGTGGTCGTCGCGCCGGTCGCCGAGGCCTGATAGGGCAGCAACGCGGTGCCGGTGTTATCGACGATCACATCGGCGGTCGTCACATAGGTAACGCCATCGGAACGCACCAGCTGGGTATTCAGAGGAATGTCGGTACCGACCGTGCCGGTGAAGGTGGCAATTCCCGTCGCGGCGGTCGCCGGCTCCTGGGTGACAGACACCAGGCCGCCCCAGCCCAGCGCGATTTCGTCGACGGCGGTGAACGGCGTCGCTTGCAGCGAGATATAATCGATGTAGCCGAATTCTTCGTAGGCGAGGCCAGCCATGACCTTCGCCTGGATGGTCAGGGGATCGAATTGCAGCAGAACCGGATTGACGACTTGCCCGGTGGTCGAATCGTAGATCGACGAGGCGGCAACCGTCTCGATTGCGATGTCGCGCAGTTGCGTGAGCGTCTTGCGGGCATACGGCATCAGGGAATATTCCAGAGCGCGTGTACGAGGGTCGGCGGCGCGGTGGGCTGAAACACGGTCACGTCGAAATTGAGCAACGTTCCCGAATTGCCGTTGCCGGCCACAGGCGAGGTGACCTGCACGTCGATCGCGGCGGCGATCCCGCTGTCGAGGAGCGGTTGCAGCGCCTCGTTGATCATGTCGGTCGCTTCGGCAATCAGCGCCGGGCGATTGGCGATCTTGCGGCGCCGCAACTGCCAGAGACGGCTGCCGATCTGGGTGCCGTCGAAGCTGTCATGCCACCAGCCCCGGCGGTCGCCCGAGCCGTCATTGGGCACGTAATCAGGTTGCGCCACCCGGTCGGTAAACAACATGATCAGCACAGCCGTTGTCAGCAGATGCCCGGTGGACGTGCGCCCGCCCGCGATCTGCCAATCGCCACGCGCGTTGGCATTGTCCCAGATTAAAGCTACGTTGCTCATGTGCCAGGGATCGGCCCCGGCACGCTGTCGCCGTGCGAATCTGGCTGATGATGGTGCGTGGACAGGCCGACCTGCGAGCTGGTCGAGCCGGCCTTGGCCCATACTTCTCCGTTGACGTGCAGGTTGCCCGACATGAACACGTCAGGCGCGGTGATATGCACGCCGTCATTTTTGATGATGATGGTGAAAGTATAGCCGTACATCGCCGCGTCCTCCGGTCCCGATATGGTCGGTCGGCTGTTCGGCGATGTGCTGCCGCAGACGATGCCGTTGCTGCGATCGCCGCTTTGGAAAAGCGCGATAATCGGTGTGCCAACCGGCATGTTCGACGCGAAGCCGCGTTGTTCGACCAAGCGCAGCGTGGGCAATTCCAGCGGGGTCAGGATCACCTGCACTTGCGCGACGTTGCCCTGCGCGACACTGACCGGCGCGGCGGTGACGCCGAAGGCCAGCGCGTTGCGAACCCGACGGAGGAGATCAGCGATCATAGCCCGTAATTCTCCGGCGGGAGCGTCACGGGCCGCCCACCGCCAGCGTTGGGCGCGGTCGGCGGCGTCGTGGGCGTGCTGGGGTCGCCGAGCCCGCCGGGCGGCGGCGTGATCGAGCGTGCCGTGATCGCATTCAGCGCGGCGGGTTCGATGTCCAAAGCCGCAGGCGGCATCAACGTGACCAGGGCTTGCGTGCCGTTTTGCCCGTCGCGGCGATAGCTGACCTCGGTGATGACCCAATTGACCAGGCTAAGACCGCTTGAGGGCAAGGCTACTGGGGCAAGCATGTTGGGCGTCCAGGGCGTTCCAGCGGAATCGAGCCAGCTATCGCAGACCAAGGTGACCC